TGGTTTGCTCTCAAGAAAAAGAAAGATGCGGCGAAGGAATTCCCGTACATCAAAAATTTCTGGGACCAGGCTCATCTGGAAAACCACCCTTGGTTATGGAAACAGGCTGGAAAGGTCGAGTTGCTTAAGCTCTCGAAGTTATTGAATGATGATATCCGATGTTTCACAATTATTCCTTTTGAAGCTTTCATGTACACCGCAAGGATGTTTCAAAGCATGAATGAGAAAATGTGTGAACCTTCTTTTTACAACCAATCTCCTTTGAAGCACGGAGTGAATATGACACGAGGTGGATTTAGGTCCTTACTCGAGGAATTACGCTTCGGAATCAAAGATTTGGATGTTATTGAAGGCGATTGCACAAAATGGGATTCTGGAATGTTGGACATGTTGTTTGAAGCTATCCTACATGTTCGTTTTTCTTGTTGGGACAAGAAAGGAATGACTCCTGAGGAGTGGTGGGCGCGTGCTCGTTACGCTTATTCACAAATCAAAGAGTCGTTTATTGCTCTAACCACTGGTCAGGTGATCCAAAAGATGTTTGGAAATCCATCTGGCCAAACTTCCACCACCGATGACAATTGCATCGGCCATCTCTTTGTTCTTTGTCTTATGTGGAGACGTCTTTACAAACGTTCACTCTACTCAGACCATGGACGAAGAGTCAATATGGCTATTTATGCCGATGATCATGTCATTTGTGCTGAGGCTGAATTAAACCTCAAACCTTACGAACGCCGTGCCACGGAATACGCGAGGGCTGGATGTTCTTTGGCGAAAGACAAAGATTTCACTTCGAAGGATTTCGAAGGTCATACTTTTCTAGGTCTTACTGCCCGATGGTCAGAACAGTACAATTGTTATGTTCCATATTTTTCAAAAACTCGTGCTTTTTGTTCTTTAGCCCAATACGAGAAAATTTACACAATCAAACAAGTTTTTGATCGCGCATCAGTTCTTCTTCTGCTGACAAGCTTTGACGACGAATGTTTTGAGGTGATCCGTAACTTTATGAAAGAATTGAAGACTCGATATGCTGGAATGCTCCTGGGAAGGAGAACTCCAACTATTGGGATTTGTCGGGCCTTTTGGCTTTGCCGAGAGGTCGGCGGTTTGGATGGCGACAAAAATCTCGATTCGTGCGTGAAGGAATGGCTGCCAAAAATACTAAAGCCGGAAAGGTTTTGTCCGCCGAGGCAAAACTAGTGAAACAGGAAAGAAAGCGCGTGAAAAAGGTGGATGAAATGGCCCGTCGTGAAAAAGCGATGCGTGACCTTTTGCTTACTCAATCACTACCTCGTCCTCCGAAGAAACGCACTGTCAAGAGTGTGGCCAACATTCGGCGACTAAATGTTCCTGTTAATGAACAGGATCAGTTGTCGAGTATCGCCGCATCTTTTGGCGGGGACGACTCAATGAAAC